TCTAACTCGGATGCTAATTGTTCTTTTTCTTGTACGATTCTTTCCTTTTCTGCCTTTTCTTCTTGCAGTCTTTTTTCTATTTGTCTGAAGTTAAATTCTTTATCGTTAGCTTTCGCTTCTGGTGCAACACTACTTTGGACTTCAACTGTCATACTAAAATACCTTTGGTTGGTTTACATGAATTAAACTAAAAATTATGATACAAATCAAGTGAGGTTACTTAATGAAAATTAGTCGATTAGAAACGCACGATAGACTTGAGCATTTCATAAAAGATCAGTCTCAAAACATCTGGCTTGGCGCCGATGAATGTCTTAAAAAAAATCCCGATTCTTTGAAATTACAAGAAAAATCTCCCTACATATACATTTTCGCTCATCCAAGAACTGCTGACGATGGCGTATCTAAACGCCTGCTGTGGCAACCAAGACTTACTAAACCCAAAGCTCAAACCAATTCCTATCTCTTTAGAGCTGAATCTCACACCGATAACATTGAGATTTGCTGGTTACTTCCGCCTAGAGAAATGTGGGATCAGTACAAGGAGGGCAAAGTTTGCGAATCTAATTGGGCGCAATGGAGCATCTATCAATTTCAATACAAAAGAGAAGAACTTGAAAAACCATTTCCTGATGATTTATCTGAACAACAGGTGAAAAATATTTGGTTGGAAATTCTTACAGTTAAGCCAAAGAACGAGGCGGCTTCTTTAGTTTTGACTTAGAAACTACCTGCATACCTAAACCATCTCTCATTTTTCCGATAGGGGCTTTAACGCCTGTGCCATAATAATCTCCCATTCCTTTAGGAGACTTAGGAGTATGAGCTATCTTACGATTAGTCTTTTTTGCATTCATGAAGAAAACCGCACCATATAATTTTACCTAAAAAGCCAATCTTCTCTTTGCATTTGGTGCATTTGAAGAGAACAGACCAATCGATCTTCATTCGATGTATTCCTGATCAAGCATTTTAGGTGGAGCATATGCTACATCCATAGTCTTCACTCTACCAAAAGGAAGAGTTGCAGCTGTTTGCTTTGGATTTCCTTCATGACCAACAGGCTGCTTATGACCAATACCATAATGAGATCCTGCGTCCACATAACAACTAGTACGCTCATCATAAGGAGGACATCTAAAGTCCCAAGGTGATTTTTTAGTTTTGCCTTGTTTACGGGCAATTGGATCATTGAAACCAGTTTTCATACTACCTCTTAAAAATGAGCGTAGGGTTAGGGCCCTACGCTCCGGAAAAACAAATGAAAAAATACCCACCATGCTGAAACACGGTTAGCCTGGGCGAGGCTTTTAATAGAGACATGACCTAAGGAGCAAGTCTATCTCTATTGAAACTTTAGTAACGATATCCAGGCTGTTTCATTGGTTTGGATTTCAGCTGTTTTACGCTTTCAACTTGAGTAGCTTTAATAGCTTCAGTTGTATCTTCGTATTTCATCACTGATCCCGCACCTTCAGCAGAAGATTCGTTATTTACTTTTGCGCCCATAGGAAATACTGAACCGTTAGATCCTTTTCCTACCCAGCTTGAATGATCATTAATTTTACGCCCTGCCATAACTCCCCCCGAGGAATATGTATAAATTATCGAATTAGCTACATTATACAATTTTTAATTTGATTCTCAAGGGCACTTTTCTCTATGCTACGCCACTTTCATTTTGAAGAGGTCCTCGTTGCATTGATCCAAGAATTTGCTCCACAAATTTCTTTGTAGCTTCATCATGCTCCACATCCGCGCGAGCATTTTTCTCAACTTCTTCTTCATCATATTTAATTGATTCCAATTGATTTGACTTTAGGAAAGTCTCTACTTCTCCGAACTTTTGGATTGTTTCTAAAAGCTGAGTAAGAGCTGCCATTTTTTCTTTTGTTGCCAAAGCATGGTTCTTTGAAATCATACTCATACGCTCTTCGAATAGACCAACATTACTTTCAGATCGTGAGTCTCTTTCTCTAGCTTGGGAAAGTTGATTATGGATTCTTGCCATCATCTCTTTCATTTGCATTTCTTCAAGTGTATGTTGCAGATTCTGTGCCTCAGATTGAACTGCTGCTGCCTGCTGTTCTTGTTGCTGCAAGAACTCGATAATTTCTCCCTTACCAGTGATATTTAGCTTAGGAATGATCATAGATGGAGGGAATACCTCACGACCAAACGTCTGATTGATATCCATCATCTGCTGGGCTTGAAGATTCTGCTGCAGCGGTGTTAGGTCTGCCTCTTCTACAACCGTGTTGTATTTGCAGAAAACTTTAGAGTAGAAATATGGCGATGGCTCTTCACCTATAAGCATTTGTACTTTAGGCGCTTCCCAATTATTGAGAACAATTTCCATAAGTCTTTCGCCTAAAAGCTTGAGAGAATAGTCCCACTGATCAAAATATTTCTGGAATACCATCAGATTGGCAGCTGACTTTAGCATCATGGTAAGAGAGGAAATCTGCTTATCTTGTTGACCAGACCAGTTTTCCATATTAATGCCAGACGTTTGCTGGATTAAATCAGCCATTTGCTGAGCAAGTTCTAGATCAGACTGAGGAACAGCGCTTGGAATAATCTTTTCAACATCTGATAGTTCGTAACCTTCATTGATAATGACGTCATAACCCTGGCCAGATTTCTTCAGGTTATCTTCATTTGCGACAGCTCCTGATTTTCTTTTCCATCCCGCATTGATTGTAGCTGCTGCTATGTCATTGTTGGTTATTATCTTATAGTTAAACAAAAACTGAGGATCGCGCATTGTACGTACAAGAGACCTAACGCGCAGATCATAGTAATTAATATGAGGCTCATAATTCCAAAAGACAGGAATAAACGGACAACCGTCAAAGCCCAGAGGATTGTCTCCTTGAAACATGAGCTGATCGTTAAGTACAACGGCAAGCTTCCAGCAAGGAACTTCGACTGTAACCTCTTCCATGTCTGGAATATTGTATAAAAGGGCTTCCATCTGGGAATCCCCTCCAGCAAAATCGAAGAACTGATTCCTTGATTTACTATAAAGACGTTTTTTGCTTTTTTTCCATTTATACCAAACATAGGAGAGCACCATTAAGTCATTACGCGCCATGTTATAATTCTCAGGGAGAAAGTAAAAACTTCCATATCTCTGAGGTGTTCCAGCCATGGGTGTAATGATATCTTTTTTATCTGGAAATCTGTCTTCTGCTTCTTTTTTACTGATATATTCCTGACACCAAACAAATTGAGCATCAGACATATCAGGATTTCTGAAATAGGGATCTACTAGGAAAGAATTATATTCCCAAACCTTAAGCTTTAAATCCCCCTGGGCTTGGTCATCTCCAGTAAAATCCAAGTAAGGCTGCAACAAAACCATGCCAGAAACAGCAGCAAGCTCGCATGCCTTAGAAAATTGCTCATGAACACCTTCTTTGTTAGCAACATGCATCATTAACTTAGTGTATTGATCCGTTGTCTGTGGATCTGCGCCTTCAGATGATTCGTACATGATCGCTTTACGATGCTGACGCTGATAACCCGTAATCATATTCACGGGCTGCTGAATCAAATTGAAGTAATACTGTTGGTAACTTGTAGTTGGAGAAAAGTTAAAATATCTATTAACAAAAGACTGACTACCCGCGTAGAAAAGAGTGTCTATGTTAGATTGGTTCCATCGTGCTTGCTCAATTGGCTGAAATTTAGAATAAAGATTATCTAACCATTGACGGACATTTCCTTGAGAAGGTTCAAGCGCATTGTTCCAGGGTGGAAAATAGAAACTCACTAATACCCCTAAAATAAATTTAGTTCTTATCCAGCGCAATATACCACTAAATATTTTATCCGTCTAAGCACATGAGATGTATAAGTTAAAACTTGAGTACATTCATCAAATATGTCATATTGCTTCATCTTTGACATATTCCTGGCATATTTAAGACACATTGAATGCGCTAAGGATATGTATGAATGGCATATCGGAGACATTATGACGGCACATTATAACGGTAAGAATTTTGATACTATTCAAGAAATGATTGAATATGCGAACAGACACACATCCACAGCAGTTACCCTTCCCGACCTTGAACTGATGACTAAGCAAATGGCACAAACGATCTGGATGAACCTATCCATGTACGACATTCAATTGACAAATGGACAAATGAGAACATATCTAGAAAGACACATGATTACTCTCATAAGCGTTTTTATAAATCGCCACACAAAAGAGTCCGTATGATTTTAGTTGTTGGAGGAATTAAAGGAGGGAGTGGTAAAACCACCCTTGCTACCAATCTTACAGTTCTTCGATCTTTATCTGGCAGAAAGGTTCTACTGGTTGATGCAGATGAACAAAGAAGCGCATCTGATTGGGTCGAACATAGAGAAAACCAGAATATTGTTACTCCATGGACAACAGTGCAAATCATTGGAAAAGGCACAGGATTACAACTTGAAAAGTTAACTGAGCATTATGATGATATAATCGTTGATGCCGGAGGTCGTGACACTCAAACTCAAAGATCGGCATTAACTGTGGCTGATATTTTCTTAGCTCCTTTTCAACCCAGAAGTTTAGATGTTTGGACTATTGGCAATGTGACATCCCTTCTTTCAGAAATTAGAGTGGTAAACCCTAAGCTAAAAGCTATGGCTGTTATAAACCGCGCCGATCCTCAAGGTATCGATAACCAAGATTCAGCAGACATAATAAAAGAAAGCGAAGGCATCACTTATCTTGCAATTCATATTGGTCAGAGAAAGGCATTCGCAAATGCAGCCGCTGAAGGTTTAGGCGTGACAGAATTGAAAACACAGGATAAGAAAGCATTAGCCGAGATTAGGCATCTCTGTGATGCCATCTTTGAGTCATAGAGACATATCTATGACTCATTTCAGACATATTTAAGACATACAACAAACGAAACAAACGAAATGACAGTACGGAAAAAAGCTGAAAAGAAAATAGATGAGTCCTCGATCGATGAGATTATATCACGTGGAGGATCAACAACCGGTGATAAAGTTTCCCCTGAAGAAGCAGGCGATTATAAAATGACACTGCGTATCCCTAAGGATATTTATACTGAAATGGAAAAAAACAGGAAGTCAAGAGTAGGCACTGTGTATAAAAATCAATGGATACTAGAGGCAATAGCAGAGAAGCTAAATAAGGAAGTTACCTAAAAACCGAATTGAACCTATTCTGCATGTAGTCATTCTGCTTTTTGTTATGGGCTTCGTAATCAAATGTAGCAATCTTATGAGTAAATACAGCGTATCTCATGGCGTCGATACTGTGATCGTCCTTCTTTAAAGGAGCGTCATCACCTTTTTCTGATGCTTTTGGATCCCATACGTAAGATTCAATTTCTCTTATGAGATCTGAGCATTCTTCGCAAACAAAGAGATTACCCTTTTGCATCTCAGAAGTCATGAAAGTGATCCCATTAATCACATCATTATCAGCATCAACAATGTGTAGCCCCCTCTTGCGTAGCTCTAGCTTAAAGGCAGCGGCACTTGGATCTACATAAACAGCTTTGACTCCATATG